CGAAACTTTTGTCTTTGGACTTGTTGCGCAACTCGCAATCATACGTAGAGAGGATGTCGAGAATTGAACCTTTACCAACACCAGGCGATCCAAAGATACAAATGGCGAAGGGGGTCTTTCGTGTAGCACATGCTGCACAAGCAACGATATAGGCGTTGTACGTTCTGTTGAGTTCAATCACTGTCCTTGAAATGTAGAAGTTGTTGGCTTTGTTCTGTGAAGTGAACTTAGCCAACGACTTTCCTTCTGACAAAACTTGATTGAGTTCTCCAAGAAGTTCGTGTACGCTAACACCGATAGCTTGTGGATTACACACTGATTCAAACCGCATCAGTGCTGTTTTCGCTCTTTCGAACCAATCTCCTGTTGTTTCACTGGAGATGTACATGGGCTCAAATGACTTGAGAATCATGCATTGTCTTCCTTGCTTGAGGAGGAAGGTGACGAGACCAACACTTGCGTCCAAAAAAGTGGCACATTGCATGAGGTTGATTCTGATCGTCTTGCGTTCAAATTCATCGAAGAGTTTTTGATCTACTTCGATGCCGAGCTTGTGGTAGACACTGTGAGCGATGATGTGGTTAAAGACTCTTTTGAGCCTCTCTCCGAGAATCGAGGTTTTTGCTCGATTATAGTTCTCGTAGAGATCACTGAGAGTTTCGGTCCAGTGTCTGTCTGACTGAACAACTGAAGTTCCGACGATTCCGTTGAGGAGTTCTTCGACCACTTCTTTGATCATGTACGATGCGCTCCTGCCTGTGACGGATCGAACAAATGCCAGGGAAGCACACATCAAATCTTGAAAACCTGCACTCCTTCGGAAGGACCAATAGAGAGTGCAAATGTCCTCAGCCAGCTTGATGAAAGGTTCAAACTCCTTCTGATCTGTGAGCAGGGTGGTGTAGACCTTTTCGGACTGGACTTGTGTGGTGTGGAACTCGAGGTTAGCATAGAGAAAATGTGTGGGCTCATAGCTTGCTCTGTTGAGTGTCCTGTTGTTGATGATTTGAGTGTGAGTTGAAGAATACAGCTGCCAAACTGCATCTTCGTTTTGAATGCTCACGCAGTCACATTGCATTTGTGGGACTGCGCAAACTGGGCAAAATCCTTGAATGTATCTGAACAACTGTGCGTAATCGGATGTGAAAAAACGAATGACACGATCATCTTCAAAAAGGATGTTCACCCATCGACCAGGGCCATCTCTCGTTGGCTTGAGGTCGACAATGTACCTTGGAAAGGCACGCATACTACGAGGCAACATTGGTAGTTGCAATTCGCAATCGCATGCCACACTCACTGTGACTGGGTAGCTCTCTGTGCGGTGATTGTGGTCAATGTCCGAACAGAGGACTTGCATGTGAATGCCCTCCATAAAGTACAAAGGGCGGGTATCGCGCGGGACGCGATCTCGTTCGACGATCTTCATGGTGATCATGCGAACTGGCGGGGGGGTGGAAGATTCGGGAGTCGATGGTAACAACAAACTAGTTGACTCCATTACGGGTAAAACCCAAAATACCGGTTAG